GCCATTTTTTTATCACCGCGAAAATCGGGTTGATTTTTGGAGAAAGGCCGGATGCGAGGTCGAAAGCCTAAGCCGACCCACTTGAAGCTCGTGACCGGCAATCCCGGCAAGCGGCCGCTTAACCAGAACGAGCCTCAGCCGGCGCGGAAGCTGCCGAGCCCGCCGCCGGTGCTTTATCCCGAAGCAAAGCGCGAATGGAACCGCGTCGCCAAGGAATTGCATAGCCTCGGGCTGTTGACGCGCCTCGATCGCGCCGCGCTGGCTGCTTACTGCCAATCCTATGGGCGTTGGGTAATCGCCGAGCGTGCGATTGCAGAGATGGCGAAAGCCGATCCGCTGACTCATGGGTTGATCAAGCCAACCAAAGGCGGCGGCGTCCCGAACGCGATGGTTCGGACTGCCAGCCACGCGATGACGGAGATGGTGCGTTATGCCGGTGAATTTGGGATGACGCCATCCGCGCGCAGCAGGTTGAGCAGCGCACCGGGCGGCGATAAGACCAACATCTTTTCCGAGTTCGGCTGATGGCGCGCGGCCGGGCGATGGAGCACCCCCATGTTGCTCTCGCCGAGGCCTATGCCGCCGATGTTCGCTCGGGCCGCCGCCCTGCCTGCCAATGGGAACGGCGCGCCTGTGAGCGCTGGACCCGCGACCGCGAGGCCGAGGCCGACGGTCCGTACCGCTTCGAGCCGCTGACGGCCGAGCGGGTGTGCCGGTTTATCGAGCGGTTGCCGCACACCAAAGGCGCCTGGGCGGCGCGGCGCGAGACGATCCGGCTCGAGGGCTGGCAATGCTTCGTGCTGGTCAACGCTTACGGCTGGCTGCGCAAGTCGGATGACAAGCGGCGCTTCCGCGAGGTGGTGACGATCGTTCCGCGGAAGAACGGCAAGAGCATCCTGTCGGCCGGCGTCGGGCTGTACATGCTGTGCGCCGATGGCGAGCACGGGGCGGAAATATACTCGGGAGCCGGCACCGAGAAACAGGCGTGGGAAGTATTCCGGCCAGCGCGGCAGATGGCCGAAGGGCGACCGGACCTGCGCCAGCATTTCGGGATTGCGGTCAATTCGTCGAACATCAACATCGTCGGCAACGGGTCGCGGTTCGAGCCGATGATCGGCAAGCCGGGCGACGGCGCGATGCCGAGCTGCGCGATCATCGACGAGTACCACGAGCACGACAGCGCCGATCAATACGACACGATGCTGACCGGCCAAGGCGCCCGCGAGCAGCCGCTGATGTGGGTGATCTCGACCGCGGGCGACAACCTGGCGGGCCCGTGCTTCGACAAGATTTTGACATGCCGGAAGATCCTCGAAGGCGTCATCGAGGACGACGAGAAGTTTTTCATCGAGTACACGGTCGATCCCGAGGACGATTGGACCGATCCCGCGGCGATCGCCAAGGCGAACCCGAACCTCGATGTGTCGGTGTCGGCCGAGTTCCTGCTGGCCCGCCAGCGGGAAGCAGTGCGCAACACTCGCGAGCAGGGCCGGTTCAAGACCAAGCACCTGAACCTTTGGGTCAACGCCCGCGCGGCCTACTTCAACATGCAGAGTTGGACGGCCTGCCGTAACCCGGAGCTGCGGCTCGAGGACTTCGAGGGGCAGCGCTGCAAGATCGCGCTGGATTTGGCCTCGAAGCAGGACATCGCCGCGATGCAGATCCTGTTCGACCTCGGCGACGGCTCTTTCGCGACGTTCGGGCGGTACTACCTGCCCGAGGACGTGGTCGAGGAGCCGGGCAAGGACCATTACCGCGGCTGGGCGCTGGCCGATCCGCCAAAGCTGATCCTGACGCAAGGCAATATGATCGACTTCGGGCGGATTGAGGAAGACCTCGACGACATCAGGCGGAAGTACACCGTCGAGGAGATCACCTTCGATCCGGCGCAGGCGACGATGCTGATGACCCGGCTGATGGCGAAGGGCGCCAACGTCTCGGAGTTTCAGCAGACCGCCGCCAATTTCACCGAGCCGATGAAGCAAGTGGCGGCGCTGATCGACGCCGCCTCAAGCACAATTGCGACGCCAACGACCCGATGACTTGGATGATGTCCAACGTCACCGCGCGGCTCGACGGCAAGGACCAGGTCTTCCCGCGCAAGGAACGGCCCGAGAACAAGATCGACGGGCCCGTGGCGCTGATCATGACCATGCGGCTGGCGATGATCGAAGTGCCGCCGATCAACATCGCGACGCTGATCGCCTAAACCCAATAGGTGCTGACATATGCCTGTGCTTGCCGTAGTCATTCCCGATCAAGGCACAATATCCGAGACAGTCGATCTCACGGGAGTTACCGCGGTCGTCGGCCTTATCATGCCGAATGACTGGACCGCGGCGGTGGTGACCGTGCAGGGGTCGGCGGATGGTGCTTTCTTTCATGATCTGATCGACGGCTTCACCGGGAATGCACTTAGTTTCAACGTCCGGCCGGATTCGATGGGTATGATCAATCCCAACCGGCTGCGCAGTTGTGCAGCTATAAAATTGCGCTCCGGCACTCGGGACAATCCGGTGGTGCAGCAAGCGCTGCGCGAGTTCGGGCTCGTCGTAGAGGGGAATGTGCCATCACAGCCGGGCACAGGTACTTCTGCGCATGTAATCGAGGATACCACCAACGGTTTTCACGGTATCGAGCAGTCGTTTCAAGCTCCGGGGCCGATGGCTTGCGCGATCACGGTTTGGCTGAAGTCGGACACAAGGCAAGCGGGCCTCGAGATATTCAACGGCGATGGCGGCGCGCGGGTGTATTTTGATCTCGCCGCCAACGAAATCTATGCCAATTCCGTCTACGGCGCCGGCTTTTCCGTCTTTGACCTCGCCGTCGAGGGGCCAGGTCCGAACGGCTGGTGGAAGTGCACCGCCTCGAACAATCTGACTCCGATCAGCGCTGCCCAGACGCTACGAATCGGGATGGACAAGGACAAGACTGGGTCCATCGCGTATCCCGGCGACGGCGCGAGTTTCGTGCAGGTCTGGCAACCCTCGCTGACGCTAGACGGCGGCGACAATGTTCTGCTCAGCGCGGACGATCTGACCAATCCGGCGTGGCAGCCGCGTGGCGCGTCGGTGGTGAACTTTCCTGACGATGTTCTTCCGGCACCATGAGTTCGCCATCGTTCGAGGCACCACAAATGATCCGCACCAAGCAAACCGCGGCGCCGCCGCCGAACGGCGACCCGCTGGAATTTGTCATGAGCGACGACAGCGTCGACCGCATGGGCGACATCATCGAGGCCGATGGCTGGCTGCTCGACAACTTCCGCAAAAACCCGATCGCGCTCTTCGGGCATAACGCCGCCTTCCCGATCGGCAAGTGGAGCGAGGTCACCGTCCGTGGCAACCAGTTGATCGGCCGGTTGCAGTTGATGGACCCGGTTTCCGACCGGATGCGCGAGGTTCACGCGGCAGTGGACGCCGGTGTTTTGCGCGCCGTCTCGGTCGGTTTTCACCCGAGCAAGTATGAACCGATTGAAGGCTCGAAGACCGGCGGCCTCCGCTTCACCGAGCAGGAGCTCGTCGAATGCTCGTTGGTCTCAGTACCCGCTAACCCGAATGCCCTCGCCCTGGCGAAGGCGCTCGGTATCTCTCCGCAAGGGCAGCGATTGATCTTCGGCGTGTCCGCCGATGGTGATCAAGAGCTGCGCCGACGCGGCTTTCATGGCGTGTCCGCCTCACAAGTCCCGCGAAAGCCTCAAGCCATGAACCAACTCAGCGATAGGATTCAAACCGCGCAGGCCGAGCTCGTCGGTCTACAGGACCAATTGACCGCAACCGAGGATCTGACCCAGACGGCAGATCTCACCCAACGCATCGAGGAGATCAAGGACCAGATCTCGATCTACGCCCGCGCCGAGCGGGCGCTCGGCAGCGAGAGCGAGGCGATCACCGTCCCGGCCTCGCGCACGACCGTGCTGCCGCCCGGCTCGACACTCCCGGCGGCGGGGCCGAAGACTTGGGCTATGCCGAAGAAGCAGGAGGAGCCCGGCTACCTGTTCATCCGCCATTGCGTCGTCAGGGCGCTGTCGCATATCCAGAAAAAGCCCGAGGATCAGATCCTCGCCGAGCATTACGGGGATCGTGGTGACTTCGAAGTCACGAAGACCGTGCATGATTGGTATAGGCGGGCCGCCACCGCTCCCGCGACGACGACGACAACCGGATGGGCTGCCGAGCTTGCGCAGATCCAGTACGGCGAGTTTTTCGACATCCTGATGCCGGAGGGTATCTATCGGCCGCTCGCAGCGAAGGGTTTTCGCGCGACGCTCGGGCGATATGCGACGCTGTCGATGCCCACTCGTTCGGCGACGCCGACCGTGGCGGGGTCGTTCGTCGGCGAAGGGGCGCCGATCCCGGTCCGCCAGGCGGCGTTCCTCCCGGTCACCATCGGCCTCAAGAAGATGGCGATCATCTGCTCTTACACGCGGGAGCTCGCCGAGCACTCGACGCCGCAGATCGAGGGGTTGCTGCGTAAGCTGATCAGCGAAGACACCGAAGTCGCGGTCGACACGACGCTGATCGACAACGTCGCGTCGTCGGCCATACGGCCTGCCGGGTTGCGCAATGGCGTGTCTGGCCTGACGGCGACTACCGGCGGCGGTTTTGCTGCTCTTCTCGGCGACATCAAGCAACTGGTCGGCGTCCTGTCGGCGGCCAATGCCTTGCGCGTCCCGGTCTGGATCATGAACCCGCAGCAGGCGATCTCGATCTCGCTGACGATTAATTCCGGCGGGTTCTTCCCGTTCAAAGCGGAGATCGACAGCGGAATGCTGCAAGGTTACCCGGTCATCACGTCCAACACGGTGCCGCTGGGCACGGTGATAATCCTCAACGCCGACGACTTCATGTCGGTCACCGGGGATGATCCCCGATTTGACGTGTCGGACCAGGCCACGCTGCACTTTGAGGATACGACGCCGTTGCAGATTGGCACCGCCGGCAGCCCGCCGACCGTTGCGGCGCCCGTCCGCAACCTGTTCCAAACCGACAGCCTCGCGCTGCGGATGATCCTGCCGATGAACTGGGCGATGCGCCGAACCGGCGTCGTCGCGTGGGTTTCGAGCGTCACTTGGTAGCACGACGGTACACATGGCGTATTCCGGCGCAGTGGTTGCTGCGCCGGATCGTCACCAAACAGGAGCACGCTGATGACGACCGAAGACCAGTACCGCGCCGACCAGAAAGTTCGCGCCGAGCTGACCGAGCAGACGCTGAAGGTGACATCGCAAAGCCAGCCGACGCCAACGCAGGAGGAAAACGACCTGCTCCGGCTCGGGCTGATGCACCCGGACGAAAAGGTAAACCCTGACAATCCGGAGATGCCGTCGCTGGCGGTCCAGCAGGCGATGGTCGAGAAAGCACAACCGGCCGCTAGTCATCAGCCAGTGCGTCCTGGCGGCGGCGCACCGGCTGCGGGCGCACCGACCAATCGCGACGTGCCGCACCTCCAGGGGAATGGCGCCGTTGGCGAGACGCTGACCTGCACCAAGGGGAACTGGAACGGCGAGCCGACGAGCTACGCTTACGCCTGGAAGAGCAACGCCGCAGCGGTCGGTGGCACCGGAGACACCTACACGGTCGCCGAGAGCGACGTCGGGCATAGCATCACCTGCGTCGTGACGGCGACCAATGCCGCCGGCTCGACGACCGCACCGCCGTCAAACGCTGTCGCGGTCAACGGAGCGAGTCGCGGGGCAGCCCGGCGGTAAAGCTCGGTGGCGCAATCGACTGCCCTAGAGCGGGTACGAAGCGCGGCGAGCCGTATCTTCCGGCCGCGCCTCAAGGAAGCCATCGGCGGCGGCTGGCGGCTGCCGCTCGGTGGCGGCTTTATCCCCGCCACTTGGCCGACGAACTGGTGGCAATCCGGCCATAACCCGCTGCCCTATGGCGGCTCGGCGGTGGTCTACGCCTGCCGCTCAGCCTATTCGCAAACGATCGCGATGTGCCCACCCGCGCATTGGCAGAGCGACGGCAAGGGCGGCCGCGAGCGGGTGAAGACCTCGGCGCTGTCGCGCGTCCTGCGGCGCCCTAACACCTATCAGTCGCCCTCGGACTTCTTTCTCTACTTGACCGATTGCCTCTACGGCGAGGGCGCGGCCTTCGGGCTGGCGCTACGCAATGCGCGTTTTGAGATCACCGAAATTCACCTGATGAACCCGCGGCACTGTTGGCCGCGCGTCGCACAGAACGGCGAGGTTTTTTATACGCTCGCCGGCAACCATGTCGTCGAGCGCTTATTCGCCGACAACCAGGTGTTCCTCGAAAGCGTCCCGGCGCGCGATGTCCTGCATGTGCGGCTGCCCGACCAGCGCTATCCGCTGCGCGGCATCCCGCCGCTCGAATCGGCACTGCTCGAACTCGGGGTCTCAAGTGCGATGATGGCGCAGGCGCTGGCCTACGCCAGCAACCAGGGACGGCCGAGCGGCGTCCTGCAAACCGACGCGAGCTTCCACGCCAACCCCGAGGCGGTGCGGCAGCTCCGCGCGAGCTGGAACGAGCAGACCCAAGGCATCAACGTCGGCGGCACGCCGATCCTGACGGACGGGCTGAAGTGGGCGCCGGCGGTGATGAACAGCCGCGACGCGCAGCTTGCCGAGGTACTGCAAATCTCCGACCAGCGTATCGCTACCGCGTACCGCGTACCGCTGCCCATGCTCAGCCTGATGAACAGTCAGGGGCCACAGGCGTCGACCGAGAGCCTGATGGCGCAATGGGTGTCGACCGGCCTCGGTTTCGCCGCCAATCACATCGAGGACGCGTTCGGGCGGCTCTTCGCGCTCGCCGGCTGGCCGGACGATTACCTCGAGCTCGATCTCGAAGCGCTGTTGCGGGCCAATTTCAAGGATAGGATCGCGGCATTGGCGCAGGGCGTGCAGGGCGGGATCTTCAGCCCCAACGAGGCCAGGGCAAAAGAAGATCTGCCGGCGATGGCGTTTGGCGACGAGCCGCGCGTCCAGCAGCAGGTCGTCCCGCTCAGCGCGTGGGCCAAGGCGCCGCCGGCGACACCCGCACCCAACGCGCCGGCCGCCGCGCCACCAGCGGACGCTCCCGCAGCCGACGATGGGAGTGGCGATGCCGTCGATCAATCCAAGGCCCTCACCGCCCGGTTCCGGCGACGCGCAGCAGCCCAATGACGACCACAATCTCGCCGCTTGAGGCGCTCGCCGACGAGCTCGGCGACTTCGCCGCGCGCATCGAGCGCGACCTGAAGCTGTCGGTCGGCACCATGCTCGCCGAGCTTCGGGAAGAGATGTCCGCACTGCGAGCCAGCCGGGCCGAAACCGAGTTGCGCCTCGATCGCGCCGTGGCGGCAAAACTCGCTGAGTTACAGGATGGGCCACAGGGGCCGCAGGGCGAGCGCGGGGAGCGGGGAGAAGCTGGGGAGGCTATCGAGGGGCCGCCAGGCGTTCAGGGCATTCCTGGGCCGCCTGGCGCGCCCGGCGAGGCCGGTGCCCGAGGGGAACCCGGTCCGATCGGCGAAACCGGACCCGCCGGCCCACCCGGAGAAGCCGGCCCGCCGGGGAAGTTTATCCCGCCGAAGGCGTGGGCGAAGGGCATCCACTACGAGTGCGCGCTGGTCACGCATGGCGGCTCGACTTGGTGCGCGGCTCGGGATACCGCCGAGGAACCGCCGCACGACGATTGGATCGTCGTCGCGGCCTGCGGCGAGGCTCCCTACGTCGGCGATGTTCTCGGACTTTTTGACCCGAAAGGTGCGTATCGGAAGTTCGACCTGGTCACGTTCAACGGCAGCGAGTGGCGGGCCAAGCGGGATAATCCCGGCCCGCTGCCGGGCGACGGCTGGCAATTGGCGGGGCAGGCCGGCAGCCGCGGCAAGTCCGGAGACCGCGGGGAACGCGGCGACCGCGGTCCGGCCGGTCCATCGATCATCGATTGGGCGATGAAGGGCTATCATGCGGTGCCGATCATGAGCGACGGTAGCCTCGGGCCAGCGCTCGATCTGCGCGAGGTGTTCGAGCTCTACCATGCCGAGCGCGTCTGATGCCGACCAACCCGCGCTACCAGCTCAGCCGCGTGATGGTGCCGGCGACGAGCCTCGCGCTGGTGACCCTCGATCAGGCCAAGGTCGCTCTCGGCATCGACTTGGCGGATACCTCGAAGGACGCCCTCGTCCAGCAATACATCGACCAGATATCGGCGGCGATCGACAGGTATTGCGGCCGCACCTTTGCCCGCCAGACCTACCGCGACCAGAACCGCTACGTCTGCAACTGGCTCAATCCCGGCGACCCGCTGCTGACCCGGCAATGGCCGATCCCGCTGGACGACGGCGGCTTGCCGGTGCTGACGGTGACCGAAGAAGGCACCGTCGTCGATCCCGCACAGTGGGAGGTCGACACCGAGGCGGGCTCGATCTATCGGCTCGACGCCTCGGCGATGATGTACTCGTGGACGAGCAACCTGATCGTGCTGGATTACGACGCCGGCTACGACGTGATCCCGGCGGACGTGCAGGGCGCGGCGCTGCAATACCTCTCGCAGCAATGGTTCACCGACATCCGCGACCCGACTTTGCGCAGCGAGACGATCCCCGATGTCATCAGCCAGACCTATGCGGACCCGTCGGCCGGCGGGTCAACCGCTGTCCCGCTTGGCGTGCGTGATTGGCTAACACCCTATCGCCGGTGGTTTGTATGAGCCCGCAGGAGATGATCGCCAGCCTCGACGCGGCGCTCGCCCGCTACGGCCAGATGGTGACGCTTCAGCGCACCGCGATCGATGCGTCGAGCGGCGCCATCACCATCAGCGAAGAGGTGACCTGTGCCGCCAAGGTCCGCCCGTTCGGGCCGCAGGATCTGGAGGCCGGCGAGGTGCAGGATATCCAGGTCGTTCTCAGCCCGACCGGGATCGGCGCTTTCGGCATTCCCAACCGCGACGACCGCATCCTGATCGGCAGCAATCCCAGCAACGCCGAGCAGATCGCGCCGCTCTACTACGGCGGGCAGCTCGTCCGCGTGAACCTGCTCTGTCGGGGATAACGCCCATGATTATCGAGATCCTCTTCGTCGTCTGCTTGTTCCTGTGGGCGCTCACGCTTCTCCCGTTCCCGCCGCTGGCGCCCTATGCCCGTGGGTCAGACTTCCTGGCTTTTGTCTCGGTCCTCCTGCTCGGCTTGTTCATTTTCCTGCCGGGGTTGCGGGGGTAAATGCCCGATCAGCGCGAGGCGATCCTGTCGCGGCTGGTGGCGGTGTGCGGCGAGGTCGAGGGCATCAATGCGGTCGGCCGCAACACGCTCGATGTCTCCGAGATGCTGCGCCCGGCAGTGATCGTGCTCGACGGCTCGGAACAGATCGTCACGGCAGCGCTGACGGATTACCGGGCGCCGACCGTAACGAAGCGGCAGATCATGCAGCTCGTGCCGCAGATCATCATCGCCCTGCGCGGCAACACCGGCGCCGAGGGCGGCACGCTGCTGACGCTCTACCGCAACCGGGTGCTGGCGGCGATCCTCAACGATGCGGCGCTGCAAGCCAGCGTCACCAGCAACGGCGGCATCCGTTACACCGGCTGCGTGGTGCCGCCACCGGACGCCGAGGGGCGGGAGTTCCGCATCGACCTCAACCTCACGTTCACCTACACCTTCGACTTGAGCGGGCTGCAATGATCGACTTCAAGATCAAGGTCGACGACACCCGCGTCCAACTGATGCTCGACCAATTCCCGAAGAAGCTGCAAGCCAACATCGCCGCTAGGCTCGACGTGCTCACCACCGAGCTGCAAGCCAAGGTGCGCGCCGCCGAGCCGCACCGCACCGGCCGGCTGCAAGCGGAGACCAAGCGCTTTGTCGACCAGCGCGAGAACTGGGTGCGCGGCCGGGTGCGCGTTCTCGGGCCTGGCGGGCGCGGCCACAACGTCGCCGCCGCTGCGCTCGAATACGGCGCGCATCGCAGCTTTCCGGTGAGGGGCTATCGCCGCGGCGGGGGGTCGGTCGTGGCTTATCGCCGGCACGCCAACATCGCTGAGCGGCGGTTCCTGCGCGGCGCGGCCGAGGGCATGCGCGCCAAGGTGCTTGCCGAATTGCAGCAGGCGATAGCCGACACGATCGCCGACGTCAAACCCACTCGCTGATAGGAGAACACAGATGTCGTCACCTGAGCCGCGCACCCCGACGCCCGGCACCTTCAACGTCTTCGGCGCCGACCAGATCCTCGCCAAGGTGAAGTTCACCGGCGCCAACGCGATTGGCCCGCTGATCGAAATGGAACTGACCAATGTAATGTTCAGACCGGGGAACCCGATCGGGCTCATTCAAGACGAGTGGGGACAACTGCACCTCACGGGCGAAGTGCTGGCCGACGAAACCGGCATCTTCGGCACCGTCACCCATCCCGACACGACTCTCGTATCGCCGCTTACCGATATGTACTACCTCGGCAAGGGTGTCGTCGAAATCCAACTCGCCTCGGATACCGGCGGCACCTACCGCGATGTCGGCAACGCACCGACTTTTGAATTTGTCCCGGCCGTCACCACCTTGCCGCACTATTCCTCGCGGCACGGCGTCAGGGTGAAAGATTTGGAGATCATCCACGAGAAGTCGGCGAGCCTCAACCTCATCCTCGACGAGTTCACCTACGACAACCTGATGCTGGTGTTCCTCGGCGTGCCTACGGTCCCGTAATGGTCTCGCTCGTCGACATCGTCCCGCAGAAGCGCACGGTGCAGATCGCCGCCGGTGAACTGGAGCTGCACGGCCTCGGCCTGCGTCAGATCGCCAGCCTGTTGCTGCAATTCCCCAGCCTGCGCAACCTGATCACCGAAGCCGCGCCCAGCGTCGACTTTGCCGAACTGCTCATCCTGGCGCCCGATGCCATTGCCAGCATCATCGCCGAGGCGGCAGGACAACCCGAGGCGACCGAGGCCGTCGCCGAGGGCAACCTGCTAACACCCGACGAAATACTCGACTGTCTAACGGCGATCCAGGGACTCACATTTCCGCGCGGTATCCGCCCTTTATTGCAACGCCTGGGGCTCGGCGGCCCCGACGACAGCGTGCCCGTCCCGGCTGGCAAGGCTCCGGCTACGAGTACGCCGCCGCCGCCGAGCAGCTCATCGCCGCCGGACATGATGGCTGCCGAGTGATGGACTACACACCGATACAGCTCCAGGCGTTTCAGTTTATCGCGCAGCGGCGCCGGGGCCGCGAACTCGCCGAGCAGTTGCACACCAACTTGCTCGCCGCCAGGGGCGACGAAAAGGCGATTCGCACCCGCCTCAAGGAATTGGAAGACTAGATGGCCGACAATCTAAGCATCAACATCGTCGCCGATACCTCAAAGGCGCGCGCCGAGATGGAGTTGCTCAACGCCAAGATGCGGGCAACTCAAAAGGAAATCAAAGCGACCTCAGACGTGGCGCAGAAAACCGCCGACCCGGCGGCCATCGCCAAAGTGCGAACCCTGAGCGCAACCTATGACGGGATGTCAAAGCAGGTCGCGCGGCTGCGCAAGGAAGTTAACGCGACGACCAAGGCCGTCGAGGGGTTTCACCACGCAGCGCACCCGCATGAATTCTATCTTGTCGAAAACAGCCTGAAATCGCTCAGCGGTGCGTTTCAAGCAATCGGTCACAATATTATCGGGGCGAAAGGCGCGATTGCTGGCTTTGCCGTCGCGTTGGGTTTCGAGAAAGTGCGCGACATCGTCAACGAGGTGTCGGAGAGGCTTGGCGAACTGAAGAAACAAGCGGGCGAGATCGGGATAAAGCCGATCGCCTTGCAGGCCGCGCAAGAGGTCGTGACCGGGATCGGCGAGGAAGCCGACATCGCGACCAAGGCGATGCAGGGCATGAACGCGCAAATTGAGGCGGCGCGCCAGAAGTCGATCATGCCGCCGGGGCAGGTCAGCGTTTTCAAGGGCGGCGCGGGCACCACGCGCGTTGGCGTGCCGGGCGGCCCCGGCGTCCAGGTCGGCCGCGGTGGCGTCGAGCAACCGCGCGATTTCAGCGACCCGCTGGCGATGATCGGCGCCAGCCTGTCGGACATCCCCAATAATCGGCTCGCACAGTTGCAAACTTACACCAGACAGCTTCAGGCCTTTGTCAATGCCGCAAAGACGTTCGATCCGACAGCGCTGAACATCATTTCAAAGACGTTGTTCGCCGGCGTGCCGGCAGACTCGATGCTCAAGGCGGCGCCGGCCTTGCTAAAACAGTGGAAAGCGCAGATCGCGGATCTTGAGCAGGCCCAGCGCGGCGCCACCGACGAAACGTTGAAGCAGGACGAGGAGCTGCGCGCGTCGAAGGACAAACTATCGAAGTCTTATAGCGAGGCGGCAGCTATTGTCGCCAACACCCTGCGGCCGGCGCAGTTAGCCTTTAACGACGTGCTTTCCACCGCTCTTACGCGTGACGCGACCCAATTCCAGACCGATATCGCGAATTTGACGCACGCGTGGCAATCGTTCTGGACCGAGATGACAAGTATCGCCTCGGCTGCGGCGAGCAGCATTCAATCGATCTTTCAGGGCTTGGCAAGAGCGAGCAGCGCCGTGTCGGCTGGCCTTGCCAATCCCGGCAGCAACATTTCGGAGCCGTTTGGCGGCGGCATCAGCGGTGCCATCGGCGGCGCACTTCCTGGCGATTACAGTGCGGACACGGGCGGATTTGCCCGCGGCGGCTTTGTGCGCGGCCCCGGCAGCGGCACCAGCGACAGCATCCTGGCGCGGCTCTCGGCCGGCGAGTTCGTGGTCAATTCCGCGCGCGTGCGCCAGGTCGGGCTCGGCTTCCTCCAGCGCCTCAACGGCTTTGCCGATGGCGGCTTCGTCGGCCCGGCGCCGCTGCGCTTCGCCGCCGGCGGCCTGGTGCCATCTGCCGGTGGCGGCCGGGCGGTGCATCTGCACCTCGGGGGCGGCAGCTTCGCGCTCGCCGGCAGCGGCAGCGTCGTCGATGCGCTGGTCAGCGCCGCGCACTCCCAGCAGATCCGCTCGGCCGGGGTCAAGCCCTCCTGGTTTGCGGCGCGGCCTGGCGGATAAAATGGCGGCGCCCTATTTCATCACCGCGCTCGACATCCGCTTTGACTTGTCGGCCGTGGCGCCGGGCGTCAACCCGTGGTCGGCGCGCGGGCTGCACGGCACGCTGCGGCCGATCCCGATGGCGACCGGCAGCGACAAGCTCGCCCGGACCGTCAACGGCAGCCTGATCGACATTTCCGCGCCGCAGATGCGCATGTACCAGCTCGACGTTGCCGGCAGTGATCAGGCGCCGCCCGCGCTCGACGGCCTGTGGGTCGGCATGATGGTCAACGTCGCCTCGCACGTCGAGCTGGCCTATCTGACATCGACGGGTATCGCCGGGCGTCCCGCAGTCCCCGGCAGCGTCCGCACCGAAGACGACTTCACCTACTACTGCCCGCAATTCATCATGCTGGTCGTCGACTTGCAGATCGAGCGCGCGGAGTGGGATGCCCAGGTCACCTGGTCGCTCACGCTGGAGGAAGTCTAGGTGCCCGGCCCCGTGTACTTCGCCTGGACTGGCGGCGCGATCGAAGAGCAGGTGACCCTCGTCACCAACGGCACGACGCACGGTGTCTTGTTCGAGTTGGCGACGATTGTCGGCGACACCAACCCAGGCATCGCTCAGGTCATTAATGTCGCGAGCACCGACAGCCTCCAGCAGGACGCCGGCTATCACATCACCGGGCCGGGCCTCGACGCCTATTTTATTTACGACAACGCCACCACGCTGAGCGGCCTGCCGAATTCGCTCAATCTGACCTCCGCGCCGACATCGGGAGAGAGGTCAGGGGATTTCACAACGACCAAAGCCGTGCCGATCGGGACCGTGCTCGGCACCGTGAGCCACGGCAGCTATACGGTGGCGTTGGACGCCGGCGATCTGCCCGCCGGCATCTACGGCATTCAGGGCACGGGCGTCGGCGAGACCAACGTTCCGATCGGCACCACCGATGGCACCTCACACACCACCGGCGGCGGGGTAACGCTGATCGGCAGCGCGTATCTCAACTATGACGGCAGCGGGCACGGCACGATGTACATCATCGCCGCGACCCCGCACACAAGCACGCGGATCGGCGATTTGCCGCCACACCTGCTTGAGACCTTTACGACGTACAGCATCGCCTCTCAACCCGTCAGGGCGACGACCTCGGGCATATTCCCGATGGTGATCAGCGGCTTCCCCGTCGAAGACCCGAAGAGCATCACCGCAATCCCGTCCAGCGCGTTGATGAGCCTGACGCCGGGCCTCACCTACAACATCACCGGCAATGGCATCGCTGTTGGCGCGACGTTTGTGGCGCCGAGCAGCGGCAGCTCGATCGAACTCGACCTGAACGCCACCGCATCGGAGATCAATGCGATCTTGACCATCACCGGGCCGCGCACGCCGACCGCGCCGTTTGATCCCGCTGTCCACAACCGGTTCGACGAGGAGATCATCAGCTTTGACATCAGCCAGGACGAGGGCAGCTTTGCGACGCTGACCGTGCAGCTCAAAAACCCCGCTATCGGCCTCCTGGCGCTCGGCAGATATCTCTGGTGCTGGCTGAGCTATGACCAGGCGTGGAGCCCCGCCGGAAATACGCCGAGCCTCGTGCCGCTCTTTAACGGGCGACTCATAGGCGTGCCGAAGTTACAGGCCGGCGAGATCGTCGAGCTTCAGTTTCTCGCCCGGCCGGACGACTTCAATGCCCAGAAACAGTCGTGGGCAACATCGCTGCAAGTCGCGCCCTATTACGATCCGGTGTGGATCGCCAGGCCACCCAATCCCGACACGGTGCTAGAGACTTATTCCGCGTTGTGGCACATCGACCGCGTGAGCCTCGGGGTGTCGATCAGCGATATTCTCGACGGCGAGGACGGCATCATCGATATTGGCGAGGATATCTCCTTATACAACAATTTCAGTCTGTCTTACGGCCAGCCGCCTCTGGTCTCGACGATGGTGACCGGCACGGTGACCTGGGCGCAGCAGGCCGAGGGCAGGATCGACATCACCCAGCCGATCCTCGATGCGTTTAAGGACCAGGGGTCATATTACAAATGGGTCTTTCCGGTGACCTATTGGGGAACCGGCGGCGGCGGGCTCATCCAGACGCTCTCCGGCAACGGTCTCAAATCGGATTGGCCAAAGCCGGGAACAAGTATCGGCGGCGGCTGGTCGCTCAGCACGTTGCTCGACGGTGACGGCATCCCACTGTGCTACATCATCGATGCCGTCATGGACGGCCAGGTCAGCTACAACGTCACTTATGAAGCACAGACGCCGCCAGCGAGCCAAGCGGGGAGCACGACCGAGCAAAGCAACGTCAATATATTTCTCCAACCAACCAGCACCTTCGTCGCGCGCTTCCCAATGAACGTCTACAAGATTCGGATGGTGCTCGAGTACAGGGCAAATCGCAAACGCACGGAAGTCGTGACGGCGGTAGTAACCGCGGGGGTTCAGCGCGAGCTATCCGATTCCGCCGAGAGCGACCGCGAAACCATCAGCCTCAGTTCCGACTTTATCGATAAGGCGGTCGACCCTGACGGGAGCATACCGATCGGCAACGTCGCCTATCGCTCGTATTTCCAAACCGCGCGGGGCAACGTCTCGTTCGAGTACCTGCTGCTCGCGGCCAGGGCAAAGATGCGCGCCAGGGCGCGGGCCGTCGATATCACCTTCGCTGTCCCGTGGCAGCGGGCGATGGCGATCACGCTGCGCCACAACGTACAATTAAGCGATCGCCGCCTGCCGGGCGGCGGCGCTCTCGGCAAGGTCAAGAGCTACAAGCTGAGTTGCGCGACCGGCGGCATCATGCTCGGGGAGTTCACCATCGGCTGTGCTATCGGCACCGGCGATGCGATCAGCCCACAAACCGGCGTCAATGCCTATGTCGAAGATGCTTATGTCGACCTGGGCTACCAGACCGTGACCGGGGCGCAGATCACGCTGAGTGAAACGGCAGACCTCGCCTATCAGACCCTCGACGACTTCGCCGTCATCGATGACGGCCTGGATCTCACGCGCCTGGTCGGAGCGCAGGCGGTGAACGAATGCGTCGTCACCAACCTTTTTACCGAGCAATTGCCGGCGCTGCTTGCCTACAGCCAAACGACGGCACCGACAAACGGCAATCCGCTCAAACTCATGGAGACCATGAAAACCACCGTCACGCTCGACCTGAAGCCGGTGCAGGGTTCTGAATTTTCAACGGCTTTCTTTCCCGCGGTGACGCCGCTGGTGTTGCCAAAGACGATCGATCTGTCCGCATCTACGCCGGGAGAAATGACCCATGCCTGACGGTTTTGAATACATCGTCCGCCCCTATCAGTCGCCGAACGCGAACGGCACAACGATCATCCCGTCGACGCCCGCCATCAGCGCGCAGCGCGCCACCCTCACCTGGGGATCAACGGCCCAGATGCCGTTACCTGAAATCGCCAGCGTCAACGTTGCTTGCTGCACCGAGGCGCTGAAGGAAAAGACCCGCGTTAGCCAGCCGATCCGGGTTTATCAGGACGGCGACCCGAACAGCGCGTCATACGTCGATCTCGCACGGCCGCACCAGATGACGCTGCAGAAAAAGGACACCACGCAATGCCTGCCCGACGATTTCGACCAGATCTCGATCGTCGCCGCGTCATTGACTGCGTTCGACGCCGAAATGGACGCGCTGTTTGCGCCCTTCGATTCGACCGACCAGCACTGCAAGGCATCGTGGACGTTTACGCACGGGGCGCCGACGCCGTGACAATAACCTGGACGCCTGGTCTCAAGCCGGCGTCATTTCGCGGCGACCCGCCCGATTACATCGAGTCGCCGGTGGAGCAGATCGTCGACGTGCATTGGGGCGGGCTGGCGGTGCA